TTATATCTGGGTTGGCTGAGTAAAGCAAAGACAGCTATTGTTGTGGAAGGTATGTATGATGCCCTTCGCATCTACATGTTCCTGAAGCAATTAAAATTACTTGAAAGGTTTTCTGTTGTTGGTTGTTTCGGCAGCAATGTGGGCTTACATCAAGTGTCTGCCATGAGAAAAAAATTCGCGCAATTAATACTCATGGGAGACAACGATCAAGCGGGTATAGATATGGAGAAGAGAATATACACGAGGCTTTCAAAGCAGGTGCCCCTTATATGGCGCGCCCGGTATGATTATCAAGACCCCGCTAAGATACCCACAGCTAAGACATTGGCTCACGTATTGGAAGGCGCTACGCTGTATAAAAGTATTGCCTGAGTATTTTTATATAGAAAAAAATTATTTATATTATAGCATTCATTGCAAAATTTTGGAGAATTTTTATGCTTATACAATCTATGACAGACTTGCGGGATTTCGCGGCAAAGGTGCCGTCAGTCTTTAGTCTCGATTTCGAAACCCACCCCAATATGTTGCCAAAAGGTTGGTCAATATGCTATAAAGCCAAAAGTGGTAAACTTATCGCTTGTTATGTACCTGTTAGTCATGAATTCAACATGATAGAAAAGACTGAGTACCGGAATCTCCCTTATAATGCGGCTAATGCTGTTCTGGAAAAATTAATCCAGAGGTCAGAAAAAGTTGTTTTTCATAACGCTATATTTGACACAAGCGTTTTGAAGAAAATTGGCATAAATATTCCTATTGATAAGGTTGAGGACACCATACTTGCTCACCACGCTATAAACACGGAGCGCTTACATGGGCTAAAATCTATAATGATAGATGAATACGGCAAGGAGGACACTGTAAAGTATAAGGAGGCTGAGAAGGCTGGGTTTGCAGTATTCTCCCAGTATGGTGAGGATGACGCTATAAATACAATGGCGCTTTATCTTGACCTCCAGTCGAAGCTTGACAAGTTACCGAGGGTGAAAGACCTTTATTATAAGCATGATCTTCCGCTCATGGAGGTTATGCGGGACATGAATGTAGAGAGGAATTATATACGAATAGATAAACCTTTGTATGATGCGTTCGCACGAAATCTTTTTGATGAGATAGACATTATAACAACCAAACTCACGGATATTTTAGGGGAAATAAATTTTGATTCACAGAAGCAACTGGGAGATGCTTTATCTCGCCACGGCTACAAAATAAAAAGAAAAAAGCCAACTGAATTCATGATTAAGCAGGCGGAGAAAAAAGGAATGACCGCGGAAGGAAACTACACTCTTGATGAGGATGCTCTTGATGAGCTTCAGGAGAAGCAGGGTGGCTTGATTATAGAACTGATACTGCACAGGCGTAGCTTAATGACGCTAAACAGCACTTTCATTCAAGGCATTGAAGATCAGATAGTAGAGGTTGATAAAGGTATTTTTGTTCTCACCGGGTACAATTTCAATCAAATAGGCACCAGAACCGGGAGACTTTCAAGCACCCACCCTAATATGCAAAATCAGCCCCGTGACCCTACTCCAATGTTGATACTCATAACACGAAAGCTTATAAAATTAGGTCTTCTAAAAACAAAGGCTTTATTTATTACGGAGAAAGAAGTAAAAGATATAATTGCAAAACAGTCCCCGAAAAGACAGGCGCAATTAAAAGCTATTCTTAAGCCTTATTTCATTGACATGCGATCTATTTTCATTCCAATGCCCGGCAAAGTATTCATAGGTGCTGATGAAAGCCAGCTGGAATTGAGAATGATGGGCGCGTATTCAAACGACCCTTTTCTTCTGGATGCGTATAACAATGATCGCGATGTGCATCAGCGAATGGCTGACAATATGACTGCCAGAATTGGTATACCTATTGAAAGGTGGAAAGCGAAGGAATCCAATTTTAGCTTGTTGTATGGTATGTGGTACAAGACTTTTGCTCGCAAGCTTCGAATAGCAGAAGACCTCGCGGAGAAACTGGTGAGGGCTTGGAAAGAAGAATTGAAGGTCGTGGGTGCTTTTGTTGAACGCGTGCATTCGAGCGCTATAAGAACAGGTTGGGTATGCACAATACTCGGCAGAAGACGCTGTCTATTATCTATGGGCATTCGGGATATGGACAGGGGAAACTGGTGGCGGCATAACAACGCGAAGAACGCCGCAGTATCTACTGTTATTCAAGGCTCCGCGGGTGACTTGGTTAAGCAATCCATGATAAATATTTGGCAACAAATATGCCAGGGAGATAGCTGTAGAATCGTTCTTCAGATACATGATGAGCTTTTGCTTGAGGTAGACGAGGACAAGGCGGAAGGTTTCGTTCCTATCATAAAGAAGGAAATGGAAACGTCCCTGTCACACATTATTAAAAACATAAAATTCAAGGTCGAGCCGAATATCGGCATGTCTTGGAGAGAAGTACATTAAGGAACAAAACAAATGCGCGAGATAAAAACAAGGGAAAAGAATATCAAGTACAACTTGGCATTATCGAAATACTTCTTCGTGATGACGATGAGGAACTCATGTATTTAATTAATCGGGACAGAAGTGATCATAAGCTATGATTAGAACAGCATACGGGTTTAGCAAAGATTTTATTGTTAGCTATCTTACAAAAATGGAAAAGCAGGAGCTCACAATCACTGCTTCGGACATGATACGCGCGAAAATACGCATGGGCATCCCCGTGGATGAGGATGAGAATTTTGACATAAAGCTTTATTACCCTGTAAAGAATAAACAAGGGTTGTCTGGTTACGCGGTGCCTCGCTATTTCTTTGAGCCTTCAGTAACAAGGATAGAAGAATTTGTTACTTCCAGAATGCTGAAATGTAATACCATAGATTTTCAAATTGCTAAAGAAAAAACCCCGTCGCCTCAGCAGGAGAAAACAATCAATGCATCATTGGCAAACATTAAAAAGTTTGGTGGTTCGGTGATTGTCGCGAAACCTGCTGAGGGGAAGACTTTCATGGGATGCAATATTATCGCGCACCTGAAAATGAAGACCCTTATTCTGGTGCACAAGGATTTTCTCGCGGAGCAATGGCGCAAGGAGTTGAAGGAGGTGCTTGGTCTTGAGGATAACGAAATAGGCACCCTGCGTAACGGTAAATTCAAGGATGGCAAAGTAGTAATAGGGACTTTCCAATCTTTGATGACATCAACATTTGGAAAGGAAATAAATAATCTTTTTGATTTTATCGTCGTTGATGAGGTACATACTTTGCCAACGAGAATGTTCTTGCGATCTTTCACGAGGTTCAACAGGATAGCATCTTTAGGGTTGACAGCTACCCCAAAGAGAGAGGATGGGATGGAAAGGTACTCTTACTTGCATTTGTCTTCAAATCTGGTAATGCATGAGAATGTGCGGAACATGCCTGTTGAGGTTGGCATTGCAGAATTTGTGCACTCCGATAAGCCATATATACCGTCGTATCTACCATATCTTGTTGGTCTCAAGATGTATTTGGAGAAGAACGTTGATCGAAATATGTTTATTTTCTCATACATTGTAAAATTGGCATCAAAGAAAATGGTAGTTCTGTCTGATCGCATAGCACAGCTGGATTTTATGGCTGCTCAGTATCGTCGGGAATTCCCGAATAAGAAAGTTTGTAGAATGTATGGTGCAAAGAAACTCACAAAGAAGCAGAGGGCGCAAGGAATGAAACAAGAAATAATTCCTACACCCACACAGATAGAGATGGATTCGGCTGATATACTATTCGCGACATACCAGAAAGCCAGTCTTGGTCTGAATGTGGAAACCCTGGAGGGGCTTATTTTAGCGATGCCTTTCTCCTCAAAAGTAATGCTTGAGCAGACAATTGGCAGGGTGCAACGATTAATGCAGGGAAAGGAACCTTTTGTTGTGGATTTCGCGGACAAGGGCATACGTATGCTAGAAGGTATGGCGGACAAAAGGTATACCATGTACAGGAAATGGGGGTATAAAGTAGATTATTTTTAATTTTTTAATTTTTTATTTGGATAGTATTTAAAAAAGTACTATGTTTAATAAACAAAATTAACCACTTTTGTATCATTATTTCATTTATTTCATAGGAGCTTCTAATGACAAAAAAAATGTCAACTATTGTTAGACAGGTATTCTCTCTCGATTTCCTCAAGCAGACTAAAGATCAGATGCAACAGGCGGTTAAAAGAGCTACCGCTGATAGCATCGTTGACACACTTCATAAAATGCGAACTTTCATTGATTTGTATGAGGGAATAGCGAAAGAAGAACTCATACGTAGGGCTAAAAAATCGAAAGGTGTTATTGAAGCAGATTCAGGCCATATAACCCTGAGTGTTCGTAATAACTACACGTTTGATGAGCCAGAAATTGACGAGTATCTCAAGAAGAAAGGACTCGAGGATTCTGAGGTCTATGACTTAACGTATATAGTAGATATGGAAAGCTTGTCCCCTAAATTACGAAAAAACCTCATTGCTTCTGGGTGCTTAACCGTTAAGCGTAAACTTACAGCCTCAAATTTTGAGGCTTTCGCGAATCGAGCAAAATTAACAGAAAAACAACTCCATAGGATGGTGTCAAATGCCCCAACTGAATACCTCAAAGGGCTCTGAGACAACCTATTATGACAAGAATAAACATAAGATTCTTGCCCGCGCGAGAATGCGTTATAGGACTGATCCCATTTTTCGTGACGCGCAAAAAAAGCGCGTAAGTGAAAACACGCGAAGGAAGCAGGATGAGAAGCGAGCACTTCGCAAGATATACAAGCAGGAAAAGCGTATTTGGAGAAAATTGCGTATAAATGGGATTGTTCACCAATGCGCGAAAATATCATATGTAGCTATGCTCATAGATAGGACACCCGCGACAATCAAGCTTTGGGAGAAAAGTAACAGTTTCCCGAAGCCTGTAATCTACAACAAAATGAGATATTACACGAAAGCGCAAGTAATCCTCATTCAAAGGGTTTGGACTAAAATTGTCCGAACAAACAGGGACTTGCCGGTATTTTTTGAAACACTCAGAAAAGAGTGGGCTATTTTGAAAATTAAGCAGAAGAAGGAAGAAGATAATGCCCGCCGATAGAGTTAGTGTAACGTTTGGACAAAAGATACAAGTTACACAGTATGAACCTGTCAACATAGAGATAGCTTATGCAACGGATTGCAAATTGGGGGAGACCCCGCAGCAAGCCGCTCTGCGTGCGAAAGCATTCGTGGAGACACAAATGAAACCTGAGATTGATAAACTAATGCGTGTAAAACGCAAAAATATAAACTCACACAAAGAAGGATAAGGAACATGGCTAATGATATTAAAAAAGGTACACGTGTAGGCATTTTGGATGGGAAGAAAAAGGTCATTTACGGCAAAGTACTTGCCGTTGTTGGCAAGGTTGCAAAGGTGCAATGGGAGGCTGATGGTTCTGTGCAACAAGTCAAGCTTAACACCCTTGCTGATGCCACAACATTTAGCAAGAAGACTGCTGCGGGGACACCCACTAAATCAAAGGTGAAAGAACCTGAACCCGAAAAGAAAACCAAAGGCAAAAAGGAAGAGCTTGATGCTGATGATTTCCCTGTTGAGGTTGATAGTTTTGAGCCTTCAGACGATGACATCATTGATCCCGATACCATGAATCACGAGGAGTTAGATGATGAGCTGGAACCAGAAGCAGACAACCTTGACGATCTGGACAAAAAAGGTCTCAAGGCTTTTATCATAGATAAGGAATTGGAAATTACTGGTATTGCAAAAATGGATGAGGATGAACTTCGTGCCGCTATTCGTGCAGCCATGACCCCCGAATCCCCGGAGGAGGATAAGGATGAGGAGCAGGAACCCGAACCCGTTGATCTATCTCTCCTTGATCGCGCGCAACTCAAAGCTTTCGTTTCTGATAACGAGCTTGATATTGTTGGTATCGCGAGAATGACAGACGAGCAACTCCGTGACGCAATTGAAGAAGCTCTCCAGGGCGGTGGTGAGAAGCAGGATGAGGATACAGACCCTTTTGGAACACCCGGTGTACAAGGTGGTGATGATGAAGAATACAATACCGAAACGAGCAGCTGGTTCGCCACAGGTGAAGAAGAAGACACTTTTGTTGAGGACAACAAGGAACAGCGTAAAGCTTTCCGTACATGGCTCGAAAAAGGCGGTGTTAAGCATATCACGATTATATCTCCAAAACCGCTTGTTTTTAAGGAGCACTCTGTTAAAATAGGCGGTAAATATGACACGTTGACCTGCATCACCCCGATGGGCAAGCGTTGTCCTATCTGTGAAGCCGGAACTTCTCGTGCTTATGTTGCTCGTGCGTTCAAGGTAATTGATCATACGCCGTATAAGAATAAGGACAACAAAACTATAACTGATTCTATTCGGCTTATGGTTTTTAAGCAGAATTACGAATTTTTGAAGGAAGTCGCTTCCGCCGCTCTTAGAGGTGAGGAGAACATAAATTTCGAAGGTTTGAAATTCCGCATTAAACGCACAACAGGTGAGAAATCCTACGCAACTGGGGACATCTTCACTTTTGAAGGTCGGGTTAAATTAACCCCGGAGCAAAAAGCAGAAGGCACTATTCAGAAATTATCTGAAGACCTTGCTCCGCTTACGCAAGGTGCCCTACAGAAAAAGGTGACCTTCCTTGAAGAACGTGACTAATATGTAAATAGAGACCTCTGGAAACGTGGAGAAGCAATTTCTTCGGGAATACGTTGTCAGGATAAAGGCCACGCGAATATTTCACAATAGTCACGCGAATGTGCTAACATCTGATGCAGAGGTTGTCTTTTTATTAACTTATAAGTGAAGAAAATCATGGCGAAGAAGATAGAAGGCAAAAAACCCGCAACGGCGGGAAAGAAAGACGAATTAAAGACAGAAACCACGGAGGATGTTAAAAACAGACTCATGAATACGGTTAATCTCGCCTACAAGGATGAGGTTATACGCGTGGGCTCTGACATTAAAATGGTCAAGTCTCGAACGGGGATTTTTGCCATTGATATAAAGATAGGTGGGTACACGAGGGGTCGTTGGCATATTTTGGTAGGAGCCGCGAGCAGTACAAAATCCACAACAATGTACATAGGCGCTGGAATAGCTCAAAGAATCTGTGGCACCTGCCTTGAGGGGCATATTACGGAGAAGAATTTCAAGAAGGTTGTTGTTGACCCCGCGACTGTCATCTCCAAGAAGTACTACGCTAATCACCAGAAGAAGAACATCTATTGCCCCAATCAAAAATTCCACCACAAGAAGCCTTTTTATGCTCTCGAGTATGACATTGAATGTTCACATTGTAGTGAGCCGTCTTATTCCTTATTTTTTCTTGTCGATTCTGAACATAACTATACAAGAGAATGGGCGACTAAATTCGGTGTCGTGCATAACAATGTAGTTTTGTTTAATCCTGAACACAGTCAGCAGGTTGGTGATGTCATGCGTGAGGCTCTTAACACCGGGCGAGTTACTTTCGTTGGTGTTGATTCGGTGGATGCAATAGGTGGTAAGGAGGAATCTGAAAAGTCTCTTGAGGATTACCAGCAAGGTTTGCAGGCACGCATATGGAACAAGATTGTTCGTGTGCTTACTTCTCGTCTTAATAGTAGGTTTGATTTCGTGTATCGTGATAAGGAGGGTAAGATGGTTGAGGTGCGGAAGCAGGCGGAGCCTATCCTTGTTGTCATTCAGCAATGGCGCGAGAAAATCGGCGCATATGGTGACTCTCGTGTTATGGGTGGGGGTGGTGGTCTTAAGTATGGTTCCTCAACCACGATAGATTTCACTGCCGGAGAAAAGGTTTGGATAAGTCAGGAGAAAAGACTCATCGAGGGTATCTGGATAAATTTCACTATTCTTAAAAACAAAACCGGGAAGCCGTGGCAATATGGAAAGTTCTTCTATTCTATATTGAAGGATGACATCGTAAATAACTTAAGCGTTGTGCACGTCTCCGTTGAGCTTGGCATTGTGAAGCAGGCGGGAGCGTGGTATACTTACAAGAATGATCGTTTTCAGGGTGCAGACAAATTTGCAAAGGCTCTTGACGAGCGCCCTGATTTGGCAGCTGCCCTGATGGAACAATGCTTTACAAAAGTAGAACAGGCGGCAACATGATACCCACACCAAAAAAAGAAAAAAAACTCTTCAGTCTATCCGATAGGGATAGCATTAAAAAGCAGGCAAATAAGCAAGAGAAAATTATTGCAAAAAAGCTAGGCGCGAAACAGACACCTAATTCAGGTTCAACTCCTTTCCTTAAAGGCGATATGATAAAAGGCGATCAGGTTATGGATATTAAATCTGCTCTCACCACGAATTCAATAACTATAACCGTTGATATGCTTGTTAAGTTAGAGCAGGATGCTATACGTGTTGGTAAGATTCCTATACTACTCTTAAACTTTCCTCATGCAAAAGGTTTAATTCACAAGATGTGGTCACTTCAAACAATATAAGGTTCTTTTCAATGCAAACAAAAGCTATAGAAACAGTAGGCGTTCAGCCTTTAGATGAGATATTCAAACAGTACAGCGATAGCGTCCGGGAAGGGACTGCTAAGGTCGTCATTGGCAGACAGTATAAAGCTTCTATCTTAGATCGATATAAGCGATCTCGTGATGGGTACGCGATTGGGCGTTATGGCAATGATGAACTTTTGATTTTTCGTATTTACCGGGAACTGCGCGCGTGTATAAGGTACTTTCTACAGCAGCCACGCTTGATTCTTTCCGAAATTGATAACAGGAGAAGTGATAGAATTGTCTTGGAGTACAAGAAAGAAGAACAGTATCTTAAGTCTCTCTATTCACCAATTAAACTTGTAAAAGACGAACGATACCTCAACGAAAGAAAAATGCGGCGGCAAGCCCGGAAAGAACGGGTAAATGGACAAGCCTAATACACTAAATATTTATCAAGCCACGAAAATGGTTTATGCAGGTTTGCGGGAAAAGGGCTTCTTAGCTCCGGAGGATATGATTCCTGATCTTCATCTATGCCTCGTTCTCACTGAGGTTGGTGAGGTTGTTGAGGCAATGCGGCGTGGCTCTTATTTGGACTTGGAACGTCTTAAGAATTTTCTTGACGATGAGCATGAATTAGGTGCCACCCCGGAAGAATACTGCGTACGTGGTTACACTATGCATGTTAAGGGAACTGTTGAAGAAGAAATTGTTGATATACAAGTGAGGTTGCTCGGTCTTCTTGGTTATCTGCTCGATAAATTCGGCATTGAGGAGCAAGCCATTGATAACATACGCAAACTTGGCATCCTGATGGAAAAGCAAGTACCTTTCAGCAGGAATTACTTAAAGTTTACTGTTGCTGATTTAAGTTCCTTCATGCTGTCAATAACCCGGCAGCTTATTGATCTTAATATAGTCCCTATTTCAAGGACTTCAGCAATTGCACAAATAAATGGCTTTTGTAAACTTATCGATAACATAAGCACAAACATGGAGGGTTATTTCCCTATAACGAAGGTCTTTGAGATTAAGCATTGGTACAATCAAACAAGACCAAATAAGCATGGGAGACTCTTTTAATGGCAAATATTGATTGCTTGGATTGTGAGTATGTTTTGGTGTTGGCAAATAAGACTTTTAAGGGTATTAATAAACCAAAAATAAATTGTGATCTCAAAATACGCCCTGGTGTTTGGACAAAAAAACATGATATGCAATATGGGAAGTATATCAAGTCATCATGCCACGGCTACAAGAAGGATGAAGGTTTATAAACTGCATGTAGCAGGAGTTCTATAATCATACAAACAGAAAGGATGGCAAATATGCCTAAAAAACTAACACCCGCGGAAACAAAAGCGAAACTCAAAGAGCTTAACGCTGAAAAGAAAAGGCTCGAAAAGTCTATCAAGATGGTAACAAAAGCTCTTGAAAGAAACGCGAAAGCAATCGCGAAACTCTCCACGTAATACCCATACCTTGATGAAGGGAAGGAGAATTTCTTCTTCCCTTTTATTTTTTAACAAATGATGCAAGAAATGGTCAAATTTTTTGCAATAGATGAAAGTAAAATGACTGATAAAGTTGTAAAGTATCACGTTAAGCAATTTGACAGCCTTCTTGCTGTGAATATCGTGGACAATCTTTCTATGGCAGAAAGCAAACTGGTGGCTTTGTCTCAGAATGAGGGGAATGAATCAAAGGCGGCAGAATTGAGGTTTCAACTCGCTACTCTGGTTGCAACAAGAACAGCTTTGCAGGGTATCCGGGATAACCTACAAATGGTCTTTGATTTCAAGGTATAACTTTTGATTATTTGCCTCAATATTCTTATATTTGAGGTACTAAAATTCACTACAAACAAATTCGGAGAAATTTTCATGGCGCGTAAAATACGACAAATAATTTTTGGTGGCGTGGGTGGTCTCACCCCGGACTACACAAAATACGCGATAGATGATCTTGTTGTAAATTTGAAGTACAACGGGGCTCTTTACCATGTTCACGTTGAAAATGAAAGAGTATACGGGCTTACGAGTAAACGTGAATCTAAAAAAACTACTGGTTTAAACGAGAAGCTATCCTGCTTTCCCACCTTAAAAAAAGAAACTATACCCTGCACGAAAGAGACCATACTTGTTGCCGAGGCTGTTGCGGAACACTTAGGCAAGGAGCAAGGTGTCATCTGTGGCTTCGTTGCGGGCATCATGAACAGTAGCGCAAAGACTCTTGCTGAAAAATTTCCCTATGGTCATGGTCTTAAACTTGTCGTGCACGATATTCTTTATTTCGAGGGTAAATCCTTCATGTCCAGGACTTATGGTGATGTTGAGAATCATCTGGGTCTTTTGAATGACAATCTTCAGAATAGCCCACTACCCATAGCAGGCTTCTTTGGTGATAAATTGAAAAGCATTAAGGGTACGCTTGCAATAGTTAGCTCACAACCTGTCGCGTCGGTGCTAAACGCATTTGGTAAATCAAAAAGTATTACTGGTGATTACTTTGCTGCTCTTCAGGAGATTGTGGATTCTCCTAAATTCAAGTACGAGGGCTTTGTCGTGAAGGATTTGAATAGCCGGCTTTCACTAAAGGTCTTGAAGCAAAGAAACATTGATGTTATTATCACAGGATTCACACCCGGGAAGAACAAGTATACTGGACAGGTGGGTGCTATTCAAATAGGCGTGTTAACTAAGGAGGCAGCAAGGGTTCTTGATAACAGAACTTATATAACACCTAGTGAAGTAAAGCGTCTAATAAAGCAGGAGCAAATTATTAGCGTTGGTAATGTGGCGGGCATAGATAACGACCGCAGACTCGACATGACTAACCACCCTAACGCGTACTTGGGGCGAATAATAACAGTAAAGTACAAGCACTGGACAGGTGAGAAACTTTTCCACCCCCGAATTGATAATAGTGTTGGGTTTCGGGATGACAAATTACTAAAGCGTTGCACTCTACGGCAAATAAAAGAAGGGTAACATATGGGACGATCAGACGCGATATACCTACAAGTAAAGTACATGGTGTCCCTGAGGGTTGAGCAGGTATTAGTACTTCGTTTGCAGAAATATTCCTTTCAAGAATTGGACCTAATAGTGGACGCTATTCTACGCGCTTTAATCAGCGAAAAGAATAAACCAAAAAAAGTTTTAACAATAACAGAGATAACAAAAGATGGCATTATCAGACCTTCTAACAACGAATCCAAAATCAGCGAGATCATCAAACGTGTCAATGATCAGATTAATCTACACGTATCTCGAAAATCGAGATAAGATACAACCTTTTTCTTTTAGTATTAACCGGGGTTCCTTTAAAGGTTTTCATCCTTCTAGCATGTATGGGGACTGTCCCAGAAAAATGGGATTCGGCTTGGCTGATGAACGTGGGAAATTGCGACACATGGATTTGAAAAAGGAAAGTCGGAAGGACTCTAAACTGGAGCTTATCTTTGATGTTGGTCATGTTATTCACGCGTTAATTCAAGAAAGCTATATGCGTAATTATGATAGTACTGCTAAATGTGATGTTCCTATTGAGTCCTTGAAAGATTACAATATTGGTGGTACGGCGGATCAGGTTATCCGCTTGCAGGATGGTAACTTGTATGTTATTGACTACAAGACACAGCGAACGGAGAAATTCCGCAGTACGAATACTATTGCGGATATAAGCCCTAAATATATTGGGCAAATAAATTTATACATGTACGCACTAAAGGTTCGTGGTTGTATCCTTTTCTTTAACAAGAATGATCAGTCGATGAAGGAGTTCTTTTTTGATAAGCCGGATATGAAAATCGTGAATGCTATGTTGGCTCTGGCAAAGACGGCGACAGATTTTATAAACGGGAAAACGTACGTGAAAATTCTTCAGGAATGCCTCGCGGGGGAAGGTATGTACCTGGACTGCCCCTATGCTATTCACTGTATGAAGTGCAAAACATTGGATGCTATTAAAAAAATTACGAAAGGAACTGTATGAAAGTACAAGGTGTGTCACAAATACCAAAACCTATTGTAGTTGTTCGATCCTACGAGGACTTACACAAGCAAGAGGAGGTTGTTTCCGCGATGAATCAGCTTGATTTCATTTCTAAGCCTACTATTGAGATCGCGTATTTTTTGAACCACGTTGCTACCATGTATCAAAGGGACTTGCAGTATCTTGAGAAATGCATGACAATTTTTATTGGTTACCAGAATTTTTATGGTAGCTTACTTGCGCAAATGGAAATTATCAGGGGTGTGGCTGACTCACAACTTGCTCATACAACCTCTGTTCTCATGGGTACGAAGGATGGGACGCTGAACGAGCGAAAGGATGCCGTGAGGGCGAGCGATAAGTACAGGCAGGCAGAAGAAGTCTACAATAAAGCCAATGGCCGGTATATCATGCTGAAATCTATATTCGAGTCTTGCGACAGGGCTTACAAATTGGCAAGCAGAATATTGACTGTTAGATTGGGAATAAAAGAGCTATAATGAAAATCTGTTGTATATTTGAGAAACAAAAATTGAAAGTATCACATGTCAGACGTTAAAGAAGAAGTAATAAAAGAAATGCGCGTCGCGGGAAGCACGAACGCGAAAGAGTTGGCTATAGCAATTTTTTCAGAATTCAACAACTTCAAGTGCATAACACTAACAGCAATAGGTCTTCAGTCAATAAACCAAACGGTTAAAGCTATCGCTATAGCAGGTGGTTTATGCGGTCAAAAGGCTAAAACGATAAACACCCGAATCGGTTTCACGGAGGTATCTATCTCAGGGGACATAAGGACAGCAATTATCTTCACTTGCAGGCTATCCTAATGGATGAACGGTATTTTCGAAAATACTTAAAAGTAGGCGATCATGCTATTGCCAAAATGGACAATGATGATATTATGACAGGTGTCATAGGCATGATGGATGACGAGTCTTTGTCTCTGCTTACTTTGGATGACGATAAAATGCTTGAGTTGTTTTTACTTTATGGCAGGATAGAATGGTTTGGTAAAATAACCCCGGGGCCAAAAGAAGTAAACGCGCAATTAGTGTCAATTATTAAACGAATAAACAAAGAACCTACGAATGACAACGATAACGAAAACGATAACCGTTGACTATGGCCATGCTCTGCATCTGCATAATGGTAGATGCAGGGGTATACATGGTCATACTGCTCGTATCACGATAGCCCTGGAAGGCACACCCTCACCTATTATGAAAGGCACAGCTATGGAGGGTATGGTTCTTGATTATGGCACCGTGAAAGCTTTCCTGAAGGAGAGTATCGAGGAAACATTTGATCATAAATTAATTTTGTGCAAGGATGATGAAAGATTGAATATGCTTTTATCTCACGCGGGTGTCTTTCAGAATATCTTGCGTGTTGAGGAAACACCCACTGCGGAGAATCTTGCTAAGCTATGTTTTCAAATTTTGAAAGAAAAATTCAATGGCTTTGCGAAAGTAAAATTTGTAGAATGGTGCGAGACTCCCACGAGTAGCGCACGTTATGAAGAATAATCTAAGGAACTTTTATGGCTAAAGATAGAAAAATGATCATTTCTCCTGAAAAATACTTTTCTCTTGAGGATGAGAACTTTTATTGCTCTACTTGCAATTATAAGAAGCACTGTGAAAAAACAGTTGTTGTTAAAGCACCTTTCGAGCATGCGGATGCGAAACAATTCTTTCCTGATAACCCTTACGCGATAGCAACCATGTTCCCTGACATTGAAAAGTATCGTGCACCCCGGTTAGGCAAGCTTGCAGAAATACCCGTGGACTTTCCAAAGGTATCTTTCGTGACCCACCAGAAAATTGACGCGCACGAAAAAGTACTCACCTTTCCTTTGTCAAAGCTTTCAATGGGTATGGAGAAACGATTGACGAATCTTGCAAAGTCACGTCAATGCTCTTTAGGGTTGCTCATGTCAGATGATGATAAATCTTTGCTTAGTTGGTTATTCGGCAAAGAAGTCTTTCAAAGTAATGAGCAGTATCTTGGTGTCTATAATAACGAGGGTATGAACATTGCAAGCCCTACTTACGCGTACTTGCAAAGGGATTGGACAAAGCCTTTTAGGGAGAAGGGATTTGAATATGTTATGTCTCCCACGGTAAGCTTTTTCTTTAATCAACCTGCTTGCTCAACTGTTCAGAATAGGCTCCTTAGTTATAAGTTTATCAAGGATTTGGTTGATAATGGTTTCCCAACAATACCTTGTTTTTTGTATCTTTGGGAGAGTGATGCAAAAGCTTTCGCGAATTGGATTAACAAGACGGGTTTTTCCCATGTCTATTTTCCAATTCAAATGGCACGTCAAGAAGTTTACCATGATTACGCGGTGAAACAATTCAAGCTGATCAGGTCTTTGCTGAACCCCAGTGTTAAGATAATTGTCGTTGGTGCCTCTACAGTTAGTCGTATCGTGCAGTATCACGCGATTGACAAGAACGCCTTGTACATGAACTCTTATATACCTGTTATATCCTCCCGCCGTTTGATCTGGGGCGTGAAGGAAAGTAGATACTCGACAGATCAATTTTATTTGAGTGATGACATCTTTATGGAAAACGCCGCTAATTTTAGAAAAGAATTGGCAAAGAAAGGAATCAAATAACATGGGTGGCTCAAGGGCGAATCGCTCATCAGGAAAGCAAAAGGAAAGCTTCCAAACAACGGCTTCTATTCATGGACGGGAAATGAAGGTAGGTGGCACTTATAATTTCTATAATTTACATAACAGTAAACTCATAAGTTATGATAAGGCTACAAACACTTTCAAGTTCTTCAATAGCCGTATACCGTCGAGAATTTCAAAAGATCATACTTTTATTATTAATGACCATAACAAAGCAAGCTTCAGCTTCTTGGATTAAAAATGAAAAAGCCAAATATAGCTGAAGGGGAGAAAATAATTGGTGATCTGCTTGCTTGGCTTCAATTACCTGTTGACGGGCACACGAAAGACACACCAAAAAGGGTTGCTAAAATGTACCTGGAGCTTTTCTCCGGGCTGTATAAGAACCCACCCAAGATAACCACGTTCGAGGGTAAGGATGGGTATGTGGCAGTATCGAATATAAATTTCACTTCTTATTGCGCGCATCATTTGTTGCCCTTTTTTGGCAAGGTTGGTGTTGTATATCATTGCAGTAATCGCACCATTGTAGGTCTTTCCAAAATCGCGAGAATAATAGGATACCACTCTGCTAAACCACAGGTGCAAGAGAACCTTACCGCGGATATAGCAGAAGACATAATGAAACGCCTTCAGCCAAAAGGTATTTTCGTGGTGTGTTCAGCGGAGCATCTTTGCATGACAATACGGGGTGTTAAAAGTATCGGGAGTGTCACGACAACATCTTGTATGCTTGGTGACATTGATAAGGCGGAGGCTCTTAATCTTTTACAAAGTAACAAACAATTTTTTCAATAAAATGTAGATACCAGGATGATCGTGAAAAGGAGACGTAGTGGGATTAATAGCAATATTGCTTCGCTGTATGTGCAAGAAATTTTTGATTCTATACAAGGTGAAGGTCTCTTAAGTGGTTTCTTGACAAGGTTTGTCAGAACGAATGGTTGCACTGTTGGTTGTGCTTGGTGTGACACTAAAAATTCTTGGAGACAAAATAAAAAATTCAAAGTGCTCTGTGCTGATGTTTACAAAAGAATAGTTGAGGGCTGGAATAAGAACGCTTGGATTTGCATAACTGGGGGTGAACCTATGGAACAAGCAGAATCAGTACATTGGCTGATTGGCAAGCTTCATAAGAATGGCTATGATTATATTTCTGTTGAGACCTCCGGGTATCCCTTCCCGGACAGGAAAGTTTTATTCGATATGCTTAATGATAATGTTTTCTTTTCTGTATCACCAAAGCTTTCTTCAGCTACAAAAGGTTCGGCTAAAATAGATGCATCTCTTGCTCGCGCGAAGGAGGTTGTAGAATTTTGGTTATCTCCTGATATGACTTTTAATGTGCAATTGAAATTCGTTGTTGGTACTGATGCTGATTTAAGGGATTTGCGAAATATTTTTGCAACTTGTAAAGGCTTCAAATTGAATACTCTAATCTTTATACAACCCGATTACTACGTTTTTCAGAAAGATAAAACATTGATAAATAAATTATTGTTGTTTCTTGAAGATTTTCCAAATGTTCGATTATCCACTCAGATGCACAAAACACTTGATTTAAAGTAACGTTCATGGTAATTTTGTGCAGTGCAAAAAATAACTTAATCTCTAACATGAAAGGTCACGAAAATGGGTAACTCCGCGAAAGGCAAACCGGCAGGAAAGATGATTGCCGCGAAAGGCAAAGCCACTCCGGCACGGGGCGGCAAAGTAAATAGCAAGTCCAATCCTAAAGTAGGTAAAAGGGCACGCGGCAAATAAGCCTCCCAAAATTTCCTATGCTTCTTCTCAAACCCGCTGTTATGGCGGGTTTTTTAATGCCCAAAGAGTATTTTTTGTATAAAATAAAAACAGTATATTACACTAATATTTGTTACATAATTTCGGATAAAACTTTGAAGCACGTACGCTTGGACTTCGGCTCTAATCCAGAGTTGACTCGTGTTATAGTTTCGCATGAGGATGGCTTCAAATCAATAGAGGCTATTTACCACAAGACCTCTCCTTTTTTGAATAAACTCAATTATGTTCTACTGTATTGCCTTTACGTTTATGATGAGGCAGAGATTGAGGTTCCTTATTTTCTGAATAAAAGAATGTTTTCTGTTGTTATTAGCTATTTGGAAATATTACAAAATCGGGATAAAAAAATAATTTTTAAGGAGGTCTCTTATCATGGTTTGAACATTGAGGACTCTACAAAAAGTGTCTATCCTTTTTTGGTAATGTATTCTGGTGGTAAGGATAGCACCATGATTTCTTACCTCAATTCAAACGTACCAGAAAGCATAAGAGTTATGTACGCGGAGTTTTTCGGGGTAACTGATAGAAGAAGGAGTGACTTTGTTATAGAGGGGAGTATGTTTTCATTACTTAGAAGGGCTCTTGGGGATGACAGATATTATAAAGAAGTGCTCGTTGAATTTGCGTATCCTATTTTTTATAACGGACAAAATATTCTTGTTGGCTATGAAAAGGAGGTTTGGGATAATCTAATTCTTGTTCAAGGCTTTGATATGAAAGCTTATTATAATTCTCTTTCCCACGCGGGTAAGCATGTTGCTTCTCCAATAAGTCACATGGATTCTTTGACTATTCTGGAGACCCTCAAGAAGATGAAGGTAGACTTCGCTCATTGTAATAGTGAAGACTTCATGGATTTTTGCTATCACTGCTTCAAATGTGATACTCTTTACTTGATGGGCGCGAATAAAAAATTGCATGGTTTTGACAGAAAAATGTACAAGGAAGTAACGAGGGAAGAAGACGGGGCAAGTGTTGAAGCATCACTCCTTCAGCATTATTCTGATAAACCTGCTTTACTGGAATTTTTAAGGAAAATTAATACATGCAAACAGCTAAAATTTTAACGATGGTTCGGGAGGATCGCTTTGCCATGTTCTCAAAGGTTATGACGAATCTCTTGTTGAACACGACGAGCATAAGTATAGAGTGGGAAATTCTCACGTACTCGATGGATTTCGCGAAATTCTTCAAAACGGAATTCGCAATTGCTAAACGAAACAAACACCTTATTGACGTGCACCTTGTTTCTCATGATGTCTCCATGCCCGCGGCGAAAGCACGATGGGCTCTGTCGCACGAGGGGTATGACGTTTTTCTCGTGCTTGATGACGATGTTTTGATCGCTCAAAATGACTTTCAGAAAATAGTCGAAGCAATGGAAAAATTGGATAGTGACAAAAAATGTACCCCTGATATGATAGTCATATCCACGGTTGATGTCGAGAATGCACGTGGCTTCCCGGATTACACGGACAAGGTTTTTTCAAACCCCGATGGTACCGACATTATTTTGAGGAAGGACATTCCACTTAAGATGTATGGCAAGGTTCGTTTTGATCATGTTGGTCCGGCGTATGGTGTCTCGGGTACGTATATTATAAAAAGAGATTGCTTTTTAGCTCTCTACGAGTCATTCATAGCCTATAAAAAAGGTGAACGTGGTTATGACACGGAATTATTCTTGAGTATACCGGAGGATAAACGGGTGCAATTGGGTCAGGCGACCGCGTGGCATATAGGTTGCTATGAGCCTTTTTTTAACGAGCATTGGAAAGGTATGCGGAAGGAGGTTAGTGATTATTATGAAGCCAAAGAAAGTCCTACTGTATAGTGGTGGTCTTGACTCCTTTATTGCTTCTGCTTACTTGAAACCCGATATGCGGGTATACGTTCCTCTTGGGCATAGGTACCAGGAAGCTGAGATGAAGTCCATTATGAGGACAAATCATGTAGGAAAAATACATTATGCCCCGGGCATGCACATTGGGGCATTCGAAAAAAATGACGCTGAAATCCCCCTTCGGAATTCTTATCTTTGCCATGTTGCAACGAGTATGGCACTTCGTGAATACCCGGCAGCAAACAGCTACATGATTGCTCTTATTGTTCAGGAGGATGAAATGAGTATCCCTGACAGGACACAAGAATTTATGATGAACATGAGCACGCTTCTTACAAGTCTGTCCGGGAAAAATATCATCGTGGAGTCTCCTTTCGTGCACATGGACAAAACAGACATGGTTCATTGGTACATTGAAAATTATGGCAAGTCTGGCATAGCTTCGCTCGTGAGTACACATTCTTGCTATAGCCCGGTTCGTAGTAACTCGGGTTTTATTGAATGTGGTAATTGCCCGGCTTGCTTTCGAAAATTTGTTGCTCTGGCAAACAATGATATTACAGGAAATTTCGCGGTGAATCCTGCTGAGTCAACCACGGCGCGTACTTACTTGGAGAACCTAAATAAGTATAGCGAGAAAAGACAGCACCGCATAAAGGATGCTATTGCTAAGAAAACACGACTATTTATTACGAAAGAAATTACGCATGGACGAGAAAAAAGAAGATAAACTTGAAGGTAAAAGGATAAAATTCATACGTGCACGTGGTTCTTCCAATGGTGACCCCCATGTTACTTTAGAGTACCTGGAGCCAAATGCCGGGGTGGGTGAGGTGGCTGAATGATTTTAATAAACAGGTTGCATAAGACTGCTGATTCTTGGAGCAAGGATTTTCAGGAACGTCTTGAGGCTGTCGCGGATAATCGTGTCCTTTTTTATGGGGAGCCTATCTCCGTTTTGAGCAACTCAACGTTGTTTGAAAACCTTGCTTATTATGGTTATAAATCAATGCTTGAATTGCGTGGGAAAGTAGAAATGATCGGGCATGAGAACATCGAGAAAATAATTTTCTTGGATTCTATGCAATTGCCCTTCCAACAAATGATTGGTCTTGATAGGGAAATTCCTTTTGAGATATACGTGCACGTGTCAAAGGATTATCAAGATTATGTGCACGCTCCAGCGTACTATAAGCAAAATTCTCTTTGTACACCGATGCTCGTGTCAACTTCTTCAACAGCTTTATCTTATGGTTTGCATGAATCACAATATAGGTCTATTGGTTGCCCCTTGCTTCCTTTTCAGAATGCCTCTATTAAAAGAAGCAAGACGGTTATTTGGGCAGGAAATGATATTAACAATCCTGTAAAAGGATTTCCTGATTTTCAAAAACTAATGCGTGAATTTCCTGATTTTGAATTTCATGTTTGCACGAGACGAATACCCTTATCCGTGGCGGAAACTCTAGCAAAGGAACATCCTAATATGGAGTTACACGTGGGACTTACTTCGGAGGAATACCAGAAGCTTGCATCCACTTGCGAGATTATCGTGAGCACAGCCTTTTGTGAGTCCTTTGGCCTTTCCGTTATGGATGCTGTCGCAACAGGGACTATCCCTTTATGCCGAGATGTTGGTTCTTATCATGATCTGTTTCCACGGAATTTCCTGTACTCGGATATTCTTCAAGCTGATCTTTATAAAGCTCAAAGGACTGATGAGGCAGGCTTTCTTAGTTTGGAAATGGTGGTGAATCATTTCTCAGCAAAAAATGTGTACGAACGTCTTATAAATCCTATGGATTGTCACGGGTGAGAAAATGGAATTAATATTCGCGGGTGTGGAAGACAGGCAGATCAGGAATGATTGCTATAGCGCGGGAGTCAAGAAAGTCCTGATGTCCTATTACTATATTATTGACAAGGGTGTTCCCTTTGACGAAGTTCTCGATATGTTTCCTCTCGTTGTTCTTGATTCTGGGGCTTTCACCATGTTCTCAAAAGCACAAGATAATCACGAGAAAATTAACCATGTCAAATATCTTTCAGACTATCTCAATTTCGCATCCAAGTATATTGGGAGACTCTTTTGGGTCGCTAACTATGATGTTAACCTGCTTGTGGGGGACAAACAGGTCTATGATTGGAATAAAGAATTTGAGCAATTGGAGAAAGAAGGTCAGCGAGTCTGCTATGTCACTCACGATTATAGCCTACCATACAAGAATCTTTACGAATACTTTGATCGTTATAACTTTATAGGTGCATCAGGTGGTATCAATTCAAAAACTGATACTGGATACTTTGAGCAAGTATACAATCTCTCCTACAGGTACAGGAAATTGGTTCATGGGTTCGCTATGACAAACTTCGTGTCATTTGATAAATTTCCCTTGTTTAGTGCTGATTCAACCACGTATTTTAGTGGTGGTAAATATGGCATCACATATGTCTGGAATGGGAGTTTCTTTGAGACGATTGATTACACGAAGAAGGAAGCTATTCGTAGACAGCAATTTCGTACCTGCCATAAATGGGGTGTTGACTTTGGCAAATTCATGGATGATAATACTCGGCAGGTGAATAAATTCAATATCAATGCTTGGCTTATGAATGAGAAAAATTTTAACAGGAGAACACTGAATAGACAATGGTGGCTCACTGAAGCAGAACGCGATTTCATTAAAACGAATCCTTTTTACATGTGTACACCAAATGAGCTTGAAGTAATGCACGGTGTAGCACCAAAGGTTGCGCCGAAAGGCCGACGTGGTAGACGAAAGAAAAAGAAAGAAGAAAATGGCAACACTTAAAGAGCAGAAAAAGAAGCAAGCAGAAGAAGACAGCAAGAAATTAACCACGAAGGAGAAGAAAAAGCTTCGTAATGAGATAACTCACAAGTTAAGGTTCGAGATTCTTGAAAGAGATCAGCATCGTTGTAAACGCTGCGGTGCATCTCCAAAAACTGATCCCACGGTAGAATTGGTAATAGATCACATTGTGCCGCTTTCAGCTGGAGGGACAAATGACCTCACGAATTTGGAGACGCTCTGTCATTCTTGTAACGAGGGGAAGAAGGATACTGTCATACAAAAGAAGGTTGATAAACTCGTTGTGAATCCAGTAGAATTCTATCAGATACAGACAGAAGGTGAAATACAATCTTTCTTCCTTTCTCCTTCAAATGAAGAAGCAAGACAATGGCTATTCACAACGCATGAAAAAAATGGCACAGACTGTCCCCGTGACTGTGGTTTATGCGTGACAAAGAAGCAATTCTACAATCATTGTTTCAACATGCTTACCCGTGAGCTTAAAAGTCAAGGAGGTTCCCAGACGATCGAGGTGCGGAAGATAGAAGCCAACCCGTTATTACAGGATGACCTCATTGTTTGCAACACTTGCTATCTTGCTGGACGGTGCCCTAAATTTGTGGTGAATCAATCTTGCGTTTTTAATTTTTCGCTGGATACTGATTTTAGTGATACTAAAACTGGTATGCGTGTTCTTGTTAATATCCAAAAGGAGCGTGTTATGCGTGCAGTCCTGAATGAGAAAATTGATGGTGGCGTTCTTGACAAGAATTTAACAAACGAGATAAGTGTACTATCCCAGCTTATGTTTAATGTTGAAAATCTAAATTCAGACAACACGCAATCTATCGAGATAAAAGCTACCGGGTCAAAAGGCACGGGTATTCTTGCCACTTTATTTGGTGATCTCCTGCAAGGACGGTCTGCCCTGGCCCCGGTGGCTGTTCAGCAATTGCCCGCGGCAGAGGTAGTGAATCCTGTATCTGAAGTGCTAAATATGGCGAAGGTTCCTTCTAAAAGTTAAAAATTGATTTAATTGCTTAAAAAGCAGTAACTTTGGCATAACGAAAAACAAGAAAGACTCATGGCTGACGTTACTATAACTTTACGAAGACGAATAGTCTATCATATGCGTAAACTGGCTAATAAGATAGCCAATAATGGCGTGGCGATAACAAAGCGAATCATCGAGGAGAACCATAAGGTAGCCACGGGACAGCTGTTGAATTCCATACAGTCTGAAATACGGCTACTCAGTCAGTCACAGGTGTACATAGAAATCTTTTCTGCATTACCTAAAAGTCATAACATTATTAATGGTAGGCGTGCTATGTCAACTATGCCACCTGCTGATGCTCTTGAGGCTTGGCTTAAAGCGAAACACATTGTTATACGCCATGATGCTAAGATAAATGGGCGGTCTTATCGCAGAAAATCCGGGAATGATTATGAAAGGGATTTGCAAAGAACTCTTTTCCTCATTCGCAGGCATATTGGTAAAAAAGGTATTCCACCTTTTAATTATGTTGAGCTCTCTGTACCACCCATTAAAGAAATGGTTGAGTCTCTTGTTAAAGAAAGAGTAAACTTGGATTACACGGGAATATCATAATGCCAGTAGATATGAGTTTTTTTGATTGGGTCGATGTTGTCCCAGTATTGGATGATCTGAAAGAATATTTGGAAACAAGCATCACGGCTACAGAAGCATTTATATCCATAGACCCCGACGAGGTCTTTGATTTTGATAATGGTGACAATACTTTTAAGGTTGGGATTATTGTTGAGGCCTCCGGCGTTTTTCCAACGGGAATAAGCGCGAAAGGAAATTTAGCATACGGCACACGGCAAATACGACTAAAAATTCTAAGCCCCTCCATAGGTTCTCCGTGGCGAGAATACAAGGCACGAATAACCAACGTGGTCAAGAAGCTCGTGTACGCTTTCGCGTATCGGCCAGACATAGCCTATAATTTCGTGTCTCTCACTTATGATGACTATGAGTTTGATGACAAAATGCAAATGAGTGGTGCAACTCTCGTGTTTGATCAAAGAATTAATAACTAAAACTTAAGGAAAAAAATGAATACTGTTAACGCGGGTATTAAAGAATGCTTTCTCGGTGATGGCGCTTTCTCGGAAAGAAGCCTCCAAGAGAATTTGAGCAAGGATTCAAATTCTCCTGTTATGGGTTTAGGTACCAGGCAATCTGGGAATTTCACCATAGTCAACGTTGATGAGTTCACGGATAACAAAGGTAGAAAGTATCCCAACAAAATGTCTTTTAAATCTGAAATAGGTACCATGCAGATCATAGACTACCAATTGTTGAAAAGGGTTTTCGCGACAAAACCAAAACAAAACTGCATGGAAGTAGCAATACTCACCTCTGGTCTTAAAAAAATTGTGAATGATCGTGTCTCCTCTGGTAACACTGACTCACCGAGCGCGACAATCATGACGTCGGACACAGGTGGTATCTTCAGGTTTGATAATCCAGAGAATAGTGGCTATCTCTGGGGTATGACCCTGTTTGCTGATATGGCAAACTCACCAACGCTTCCAATTTTTGTTGAAGGTACCCCATATAATATCGCTTTTAGTGGTACATGGCAGAATAGAAATTTACGCGCGGGTGATGTTATCTATGTTGATGATGTTATGTACAAGCAAAATTTCACTGTTGAAGGAAACCAATCAGGGAACCCACCTTATGAAGGCTTCAGTACAGATGATAATGGAAAGTCCTATGTGATTCTTCCTAAAGGGTACTATGTTGTGGTTGCCCCGTGGATGCCAACTACTCTGGAGGGTGGGGGCTATCCTACTGTCAACGTGGGTACTGCTATACAGCTGATTGACGCGAGAACAGGGCTGCTGGTTCGTGGCTCTTATGGTCATGGTCCAGGAGACACACCCACACCAAATAGCTACTATGACCCGGTCAATAGCGTCTGTCATTTTCATACAAACAAATCTATCCTGGCACACACGGACTACATGGCGGCTCGTGCAGTTTCTAACACCTACATGGTTTTCCCTATCGCGCAGGACGTTTTACCCAATAATGGTATCATGACGGCGGCGGATTCCCGTATGGGGTTTGAAGTCGATTTTAGTTTTGGTTTGAAAGACCGTTATTTGAAATTCAACTTCGAGAGGCAAATGCCTTATCTTCAGGGTATCGCTCAAATAATCGGAAGCCAGTACACCCGGATGGGCTTTGCTTCTAATAGTATTCCCGCGCTTGATTCAAAAAAAGTATCCTCTTTTTTTGACATGCCTGATTTTATACCTAATAATCTTGAGGTGTACTTTCAGGAAATGAATATTGTTGATTTCACCGGGAGTATCAAGTCAAAGACACAGAAGAATACGTGGGGTGTCAGTATGTATAGTGGTTTCACTGTTGAGCTAAAAGCCACGGCTTCAAGCTTGGACGTGGGTGGTCTCATAGAGGCTATGCGATACGTCATGCATGAGGATATTGTTCTTTCACTTCCGTCTGTTACTGGTACACGGGTGAAACTCGTGTTCTGCAAGGATGGTCTCACGCAATTAGGGAACATAGAAGTCAATGATGACAAACGAGAAGCAACCATAACATTAGGTGGTACTTTTGACGTTGATCTTGTTGCATCTTCGGATGCAGAAAACACTATTTATTTTAACGTATACGTATCTTAAAAGTAAAAAGTTATGGGCGGAGTACTCGTAAAAGCAGTACCCTTGCGATTCTGCAAATATGAAGGACTTTCTGCTAATTTAATTGTTGACTTAGGCGAAGGTGTTACCCTAATTTTCGATAAGAAGTGTCTGGCAAAATTAGGAGACGCGACCATTGATGATTATAAGAGAAAGGCTCCTGTAATACTCCCGGGTAAATTCGACCCTGATCTTATTTCTGTTACTGGTGACGTGATTACTTTTGGTGCGACTTTATAAAATAATAACTTAAAAAGGAAAAGAATATGAGCTTTATTTCCGCGGGTATCAAGGAGGCTTTCATTGCTCCGAGGGGCACGGGGTTTTCAGACCTCACTGCTTCAACTGTACATGGAATGGGCACAAGACAAAATGGTTCTCTTGTAATAACCCATATCAATGAAACACAAGACAGAACAGGAAAGAAATTTCCTAACATGTTAAATTTCAAAGCAGAAGTTAATACCATGCAGATCATGGATTTAACTTTGCTGCAAGACATCATCGCTTTTTCCAGAAATGGTGGCTGTGATGTTGCCATTCTGTCCTCTGGTATCCAGAAGTCTGGTGCCCCGGCGATTGTCACGGCTCCTGATGGAGGTCTGTTTGTATTCAGACAGGATGCAAATAAAAACTTAGGCGCGTGGACTTCTTCGGGAGTCACGGTAACCACGGACATCAATCATGGCCTCACAAGGGATGCTATTGGTTCTCCCGTTTCTCTGAATGGGCAATGGAGACATATTATTAGTGTAACTGTTGGTGGGGACACTTTCGTTGTTGATACTGCACCTTCCCAAATGTCAGGTGATGCGGCGTACATTTATGACCGTTATCTCGGTATTGATTTTGATCTAACATTTAGCCTCAAGGAGCGTGTACTGAAATTAACGCTTGAAGGGGCTATGCGTTATGAGGCAGGTCTTGAACTTGTTAAAGGTTCTGGTGTTCGGCAAATTGGTTATTCAGCAAACAAAATACCCTCGATTGACGACAGCAAGGTATCAGCCGGGTTCATAAACCCCTCTTACATTCCACAGTCATGCGTCGCGTATTTTGATGATGCTCTTATCACGGATTTCTCGTGCACCGTGAAATCAAAATCCAGCAAAAATGGCTTCAATACTTCACTCATGAATGCTATAACTGTTGAAATGAAAGCAACATGCTCTGGTGCGGACTATATGGGTATCCAGAATATCCTGAAGCATGAGACATTTAGCTCGGATATTATCATTGATCTCGATCCTTCCGCGGCAGGAACAAAGAACCTGATCTTCAGCCGGGACGGTATTACCAAAATTGGCGAGGTCACGATTGATGATGACAAGCGGGAAGCATCATTCACTCTAACAGGTGAATATGACCCCGATTACACAACGTATCCAGTAAACGGCGTTAACTTTAACAAGTACTTATAATAATTATTTCAACATTTATTTAGGAGCAATTTTCAATGCAAAAAATTAAAACAAAAGATTTCACTTACGTTCTGCCCGAAGAAATATCTCTGGAGCAATATACGGCTATCAGCGAAATGCTAACAAAACTTGATCTGTCTTTGGATTCAGGGGACATAACGGACGCGTGGCAAATAATCACCGCACTCTTTATGAAATTCATGCAGCAAGGCGTCATAGGTCAGGCTCTTGCTATTCTTTTGGTACGCGTGGATGAAAATGACGTGTGCGAGGAGTGGGAGCCTGAATTTGCTGACTTACGCAAAAACGATTTCAAGAAGGTCGGCGACAAGTCGATAGCAAGCGTGCTACAGGATTTTTTATCTGGAAGGAAGGATTTGATAACAACTTTAATCAACTCCTTCAAGAAGTTGATGAACGAATAAAATTAGCGAGTGGTCAGCTAAAGCTAAAAAAGAAGGGTGACCTCCCAGAAGTATACGAACCAAAAATAGCGGCAAATGCAACGAGACAACTACTATACCAACTATCAGATGGTGATGTGACAAAGTATCAGGCAATACGTAAAAGCAAAGTAGGCGAAGTCTTCTACACCCTATATCTGAAGAAGGTCGAAAGGCTCAACGAGATATATGATTCGATACACATGTACAAAAGCTAGTTTGCATTCAGTTGCACCAAAGGGTTATCTTAGGATAACCCTTTTTTTATTTATAGAAAGATCATAAGAAATGCCCGTACAGGATGGAGTCCGTTTCATTGCTGATATTAAGGATATTGAGCAAGCCTTCACGAGAATAAAATCCGGAATAACAGAACTCAAACAAACTTCTGCTTCAGCCCTTCGTGATATGGTTGTCCCCCCGCAGACAAAGGCTGATCTCACTGAAATAAACAAATTTATAAATGAGATAAAGACAAATATCAGGGGTTGGTCTCTTAACATTATTGCCTTTGAGCGTATCCTGTACATGGTAACACAAATTAAGGCCGTGATCTCTGCACCTCTTGATGATTCCGGGCTGTTTGAAAAATACCGGACAACTCTTGGTGTAATGCTCAAGGACACTGAACTCGCGAGGGAACGGTTTGAGGAAATGGTTAAGTTCGCTGCGGTCACTCCTTTCTCGGTTACACAGGTTATTGAGGCAGGAAATCAGCTTCAGGCTGTTGGTAGGTACTCGTTGGATACCTTGAGGTCTCTGGGTGACCTTGCTGCTGCTTCTGGAAAGCCAATGGAGGAGGCTCTGGCTGCTTTTCAGGCTTTAGCGGTAGGAAGGAAGGGTATTGCCCTCAGAATGTTCAGAACGCTTCTAGTGACTTACCAAGATTTCATGGATGAGCTACATGTTAAGACTAAAAAAGGGGGACGGGAAATTGATGCCTCTATTGAGGACTTGCTTGATGCGCTTCCTCGAATAATCGAGAAAAAAGGTTTCGCGGGGATGATGGATAAGCAGATGGAAACCTACCAGGGACGCATGCAGAACCTTCGGGACATCATGCAGCAGGTTATGGCGGGTGTTGGTGATACCTACATGCCTGAAGTAAAGAAATTCTTGATCGAGACGACCAATTACGTTCAGCAGCATAAGAAAGAAATTATTGAAATTGCTGACACGATAAAGCACACCTCTGAGACTTCCCTCAATTTTGTGTCCCATATGCTAAGCCCCATTAAAACTTTATTCACAGGGGTGTCCGCTGTTTTTGGTGGCGTCAACAATTCTATTTCTTTGATGATGAATTCTCTTAATGCTTTTCTAATGCTCACCGCGGGTAAAGCTTTGTCAAACAGGCTAATGAAAAATACAATTGACAATTGGGCTGAGTCGCATGGTATTGCCTCTGCTCAAATTATGCAGCATGCTAAAGCTATGGGCATTTTGAATAAAGAAGCCACGAACATGTCCAGCAGAATCGAGAGCATGGCAAAACGAGATATGTATGGTGTCATGGGTCGTCAAACACCAACTCGTGCAGGTATGATGAATAGTGGCATCCCGGGTGTGAATCCTGATAATGTGGATGAGATTATTCGGCAAAGACAGCTGCTTATTACCGCGAATAAAGCCGTGGCAAACGCGCAATTCAAAAACGATGTCATAGGTGGTAATGGGCTCTTGTCAAGAAACGTGTTTAAGCCTAATGAAGAGACGAGAAAAGAACTTCAAAAAGAACTACAAGAAGCCACAGAAATTCGCGATCAAATAAAAAAGAATATCGCGGAAACTCTTAAACCAACAACAATGAAAGAGCAACTTTTTATTGACAAGGAACACCTTGCTATTTTACAAAGTAAGAATACCTTGTACCAAAAAGCAAGGGCTATTCAGAATATGATCGTCGAGCGACAGAAAATACTTTTAGTTGATGGCGAACAGCAAGTCGGAACAACTCAGGCTGAAATTCGTGCCATGCAGGAAAAGCTTATACTTGCCACGCAGGAGGCTACTGAACGTATAAGAGGCAACGCGGCGCTTATGTCTGAGTTTGCATTGCAGGAACAAATTGTTGATGCTGAAATAGGCAAGGCGGTAAAGAAAGAATTTGTCAAGTCTATTGAGGTTGACATTCTTGCTTTAGACACAGAGAGAGAAATTCTTTTAGAAGAAGGTAATGCTACTGAGGCAGCGGGTATTGAATTACGAATTTCAAAACTGCGACAGATTGCTGAAGAAATTGAGATGATGACTGAGGCGCAGGCATTAAATGAGCGTGGAACGCTTAGCTGGGAGGCCACTGCATTGATGACAGAAAAAGGCGCAAAGAATCTTCGGAAGTATGACGATCAATTGGCTGAACGGGCAAACCGGGAGGGCAGCATAAGGTCTCTTGTTGCTGAACAGGCGGCAAAAGAAGTTGAAGCCTCGTTCGTTGAGGAACAACGGAGTCTTGTTTTGAATAAAATAAAGGCGCAACAAGAGGAAATTACCACGGCTGTTATGATGCAGACAAAAGAAATATCCTTATCTGCTATCGCGCAGTCTGCTTTTAACGGGTTGCTGTCTTTTGGTAAGGCTCTTATGGCTGATCTCAAGGCAATGTTTCTTTCTTCCCCGCTCGCTCTGCTCACGGGTGTTCTCACGGTGTATAGTGCTGTGAAGAGCTTCTGGGAAGAGAGTGATAAGAAGGCTGAGGAGTCAGCAGAAAAAGCGCGAGCCTCAACAGCCGATGCTATAAAACAGAGAATAGACTACTACAAGGAAGAAGCAGAATTAACTGAGAAGCAGGTAAAGCAACTTGAGTACGCTCGTGATATTGCTATGACAATGGAACGTGACAGGCGGCAAGCTGCTGCACTATCCGGGGATAAAGGCCAAAAGGTCGATGGAGAATACATTCAGTCTATTAAAGAAAGAAAAGCTCTTTATGATGCCGAGGTAAAAGTACTTGAAGACCTCGAGGATAAAAGGGCTAAACTTTCAGCAAAGACTTTGTCCACAGCAGCTTTGGACACGGATGCTTTAAAGAAACTCAGTAATGAAATTTCGAATCAGCGTGTTAAGGTAAATGATCTGGCAGACTCTTATAACGCTGCTATTACCGCGAAGTCTGCACTCATTGAAAAAACGAATGTGCTTAAAAGACTTTTCCCTGACCTTGCAGCGCAAATTGATAACGTGGGTATCTCTTCAAGTAATACTTCGGGATTGCTTTTCATTATTAACGAAAGAATGGCAGCACTCAAACAGACAGCTATCGATTTGCGGACTCAAATGTCGGGTCTCGCGATTGATCTTGCTATTGAGGACGTTCGTTCTTATGCAAAGTCAAAAGCAAACAAGGATGCCATTGGTGAAAGCAAACGCTCATACGGTATATTCGAGAGTAACTCCAACTTGTCACACAAACTTGATAATATCATAAAGCCTCAGCAGGAAATAAATGCTGAAATTATTAAGAACATTGATGCTATACCTGTTGATGCAACCCCAGAGCAGGTAACAAACCAAATAACCGCTATCGCTACAAGCCTTCGTAAAAGGATTGATAATGAGAACAGCAAAGGAATTATATCGCTCTTTAAGCAATTTCTAGGTGGCGTGTATAGCACGAAGGAAGGTAAGCTTGACGAGGACAAGTACAAGGAGGCTATTAAATCAGCTTTCGGTGTAGATTTTGTTGACATCAGTTCTCTTGGGGACTTTGAAAAAACTGACTACGTGCAAGATATTATTGACAGGTACAACAAGGACTTGGCACAGGTTACTATGCTTGAGTCTAAAAGAATCGCCGTGAATAATGCTCTTGTAAATTCAGTGAAGATAGCAGAGAAGCCAACTGTTCCGAATGACGAGGATAAGGTGCCAAAGGACAAGTACAACGATGACCCGTTGACAAAGGAGTTGAAAGAATTCAAGCTACAAGCTTCTATCATGACTGAGCAGTATAACCACCTTGCTTCCACTCTCATGGAAATGAGTGCTTCTATGGCTTCTCTGGGAAATAGCGATCAGCTTATTAAACGGCTCACCGCTCCCCAGACAGAAATAGAAAAAACTTTCAAGGAAGGTGTTCAGGATTACTCTAAAAAGGTTCTCGAAAAAATAGCAGAACTGAAGAAATTCAAAGCACGTGCGCTCGCGAATACAAATAGGGATTTTGGTTTTAGACAGGCCAATGAGATTGATCAAATGCTAAAGCAAGCAGAAGCAGAAAATTTCAAGCTGCAAATGCTTCCTTATGATAACATGGTCAATCGCATGAAAGAAGACCTTAGTGCTGCCGAGATTCGTTTTTACTCCGCGGGTACTCCGGAGGAAAAGGCTACCGAACAGAAGACAATGATCGAGATGCAGAATAAATATCGGGAGGCAAAAGAAGATCACACTGCAAGAATAAGACAACTCATTGATGAGGGTAGGAAGAATGGCTTTTCCTTTGTACAAATAGAAGTTTTGTATGATATGCTCACGAAGGACTTGAAAGAAAATGCTGCCACGCAAAAGAAAACTTCTGATCTGGAAGCAGAAATAACAAATCTTTCAGGGAGTGCTGACTCTATAATGAAAGCGTACGAGTCTTTAGAGGATAAGAAAGAAAAACTCCGGGAAAGGATATTGTCTAATTATGCCACAACCCCGGAACAAAAAGCAAAAGAATTAGAGAACCTGAAAAATACCAGCCAGGCGGGAATTAATAAACTGTTCACGGTCGAAGAACAAAAAGCGGCTGATATAGAAGCAGAGGTAAATATTGATAGGCTTTCTAAACTCGTTGAATCGATGGGTGAAGACTCCCAGGATTACAAGCATTTGTTTAATGCTACAGAAAAAATAGAGGCTGAGAAGTCTCTTATTAGAGCGCAGTATGACAAAAAAATAGCTGATATAAGAGCAAAGCAAGAAGAAGAAGAGGCGAGTATCGCGGATATTCTCAAGAAGAGAAAAGACTACGAAAAAGGCAATAGTGGTGTCCCTTTGAGCCCGGAGGAAACGAAACGTGCTAATCTTTATGACAGGAATACTGCTGCGCGTAACGCGCAAATTATAGCTTTGTCAAAGGACAAGGATAAGGAAACGGATAAGGTTGACAAGAAAAGTATGCTCTCCAAATTCAACACGACAAAGGATTTTCTGGATAGAATTACATCCGCTTTTAACACGTATTTTGAATGGAAGAAGCAAAAGATTACTGATGAGGTTGAAACTTGGAAGAAAGCTCAAGAAGTAATTCTTACGAACGAGGAAAACTCCGCGATGCGTTTCGCGACAACGGAGAATCAAAAGGAGCGGGTTCGTCAACAATTTGAAATACGTAAACAGCAACTTGATAAAGAAGCGGAACAGAGGAAGCATGCTGCTTTGAAAAAGGACTGGGAAATCTCCCATGCTCTCGCTATGGCACAAATTGTTACCAATACCGCGATCGGCGTGATGTCAGCTTTAGCGATGCTTCCCCCCAATATTCCTTTGTCTATTATCATTGGTGCAACAGGTGCCACGGAACTGGCAATAGCAGCCTCTCAAACACCACCCAAATTTGCTGAAGGCGGTCTTAATGTAAATGGGAAAGGCATAAGCTATTTGCCAAAGGGTTTATTCCGGGGTGTTGGTGGTGAGAAGGATGATAAAAACCTTGTTCTGCTTAGTGACAACGAATTTATTGTTAATGCCCAGCAGACAAAGAAACACTTACCCTTACTTCAGGCTATTAATGACGGCTTCGCGAACGGCGGTTTGTTTGGTGGTGGTATCAAGACTGATCTCTATGCCATGAATTTTAGTGCCAACACTAGCGCGCTGCATAGTGAACTGAAAGACATGAATAAGAATTTAACGAAGCATCTCGAGAATCCTGTTAGACCTATACTTATTATTGACAAGTATACTGCCGGGGAAATAGCAGGTATTGGGATACAGGAAATGAAACGTGGAGCCGGATTATGAGTGAACCAAAACCCAAGTATCAAATAGAGTTCATGGAATTCGGCGTTGACGCGAATTGGATTGACTGGACACCGTGGCTTTTGAATGACGGTGTAATTAGTAAAAAAGTCGAAAGTGATAATCCTGCTGATATTGGGGTTGTTGCTTTTGATACTTATAATGTTACATTTCGTTATGAGGACATTGTTCGTGATCGTTTGCGGAAGCCCTTTAATGAAAAGAAAAGGTACTTGTTCAGACTATCCATTTGGTATCTTTTTGAAGATGTACCCACGCAAAAGAACATTTTTTATGGCGTGCTTGACTTTATGACTATCACGTATCCCCTGATGAAGGATGCCACCGGGGAAATCATAAATATTGTCTCTTTTGATATTCTTGACAAACTGAGTAGTATTGCAATGCTCCGGGAGATAGAATTAAGAGATAGCTACTACATGGAATTGAAGGCGAATCCTATAATTCAAATGAGCCCTATTTCAAGTACAGACAAAAAGATAACGGTATACGCGACGGATGATGTGGATGGTACGAGCATTTTGAGCTATGAGACTATTGTTTATTACTGGTCCACGCAAGGTTCTGATCATTTGGAGGACATGGTAAATCATCTGAATACTTTCAAAGTCCACGAGAATTTAATAACTTACTTCAGGGCGGGCGATATTATAAAGGCTCCCGCTGATTGTGGTGACCCCGAGATTGATGACGATGCAAGTACTTATCTTCTTGTTTTGGAGGCAAGGGAATCCTCTCTCGCTATTTACGGCACGGAGAACGCGGCATATGAATTGGTTATGCGGCAACAAATAAGAGTATTCCCAAGAGTTCCCACGGGTACCGATTGGGTCATATACTACACGAAAATATGGACACCCCGTATGTATGATTATACTGATATAAACGTGTATGACAATACTGCTAACGGGGGTACAGACACGACTGAAAGAACCGATATTCTTTCAACTGTTGTTCGTGGTTGTTATTTCAATAAATACAATGGTAGAAAGACCTTCTGGAAGCTCTACGATTTCGCGGGTGGCTCGAATACGTTACTTTATGAGGATGCACCCATAACGGACTTCGTACCGGGAACGCTATTTAGAAACAAGGAGTATGTTGATCTCTCCAGTATGCAGGCTCTTGTCTCTGAATTTCTGGAACCAGGCGACTACGAGGTGACCACTCTTTTGGCCAGTACTTTTCCTGATAGCACTTATGAATATGGCTATGTCGATATTGCTAATGGCGTGCGTACAACGCTTGCTATAGAAAGTCTTTGTGCTGACCCTCATGGCACAACTTATACCGCGAATGTCATTATCACGAAAAATATGTCTTTCACAATTCCTGCTGGGAGTCCAAAACAATTCTACGTGCAGGCTGTTTATGGTAAAGACTTGAAGGTCGCGTACGTGGAAATAAAAAAGCCAAAACAAAAAATAAGACAAGACTCCGCGTATATAAACAAGTATTACTACGAGGACGCCGTGAAAGCCTTCAGGTTGATTGGTATACTCGAGTCTCTCATTTCTTATGCTTGGGGTGACGCGAGTATTTCTTACGCGGTAGGTGCTCTTACTGACGCGGATTTTAGGTTACCATACGATTACTTTAATCAGTTGATCATGAAACAACCTTTCCTTCAGCATCCTTTTGATGCTCTCAAGTATGTCGTGAATACTTTCGGCGCGTATTTGTATGTCACGAATGACGGCAATTTCAAATTAGCCGTGATTGACAACCTTTCTACTGACACGCCTATTGGTTCTCTCTCTTTAAATGGTATAAATTTCATAAGTGGTACGAAGAAAGAATTTTGGGACAAGTTAACAGACGCTTTTAAGGTTACAGCGAAAACATGGATGCGTATAACACTCACTGATTTGAATGGCGTTATTTCTGATGTGGCTCTTGATGGTGCGGGGGTGGCATATAGTTTTCCCGACATTACACCCCACAATCTTAAGAGTAAAGATGTTTTGGTTACCCAAAAAATGCTCACGGACATTGGTATGTACCTGGGTACTTACTCGGGATCAGACCCCAAAATTATATACGGGGGGAGTGGTCCCACGAAAAAAGGGGGTATTGTTATACGGGCAAGTAGATACTTGTATAATTCAGACGGGAATGTTTTAACGGACCAACAGAATGCTCTTAATGTTATTGCAGAGGCATTCGCTGAAAAATATTTTTCTTTTTACGGGAAAAAGCATGTCTATTACGAAATCTCCTGCACTCTCACGCTGGAAATGTTTGATTGGCTGCCTTCTTCTATAATTCTTGTTGATGGTGTTAAATGCATTATCATATCCCTGCGGTTGGATAAATGGTCCAAGATAGCCACCTTTCATCTCGTTGCTGTTGAGGGCGAGGATTATTCTGAAGGTTCTATATGGTTGGGCAGTTCAACCTTTGATCTCAACTCATCAAGGATATAGTTGCTTTAAGGGGGGAATAGGGTTATTTTTGAGCAATAAATAAACAAGGTTTGAAGGGTATGGTTAAATATTTGGAAAAAGCAGCCATTATCGTGGTTGCATTTTTATTGATTTTTTTAGCATACAAACAACACGAAGCAATGAAGTCCATTACCACGAGTGTTTCCTTAATCGAGAAGCAGGTGAAAATGAACACGCAGTACATGGCAACTATCGATAGCCTGATCGCGCGAAAAAGAGACTCTGTATTTTTCTACACGAATACCATTAAAATAATTGACAAAGAAAAAGAACAACGAAATGAAATCATCAGTAATACTACTGACATTGATAGTCTTATCAATTTCTACTATAAGCTTCGGCCAATCGGTTTCTAAGCTGGATTCCTCTTCAGTCAAGGTAACCAAAGAAGAACTTAAATTCATAACAAAAATTTATTCGGACTACCAGTATCTTTTTTCTGCTGACAGCTTGAAAAATCTCGTGATCGCGAAGCAGAATCAGGAGATTGATTTACTCCAGCAGAAACAAAAATTACTCGAGGATAACTTCCTTCTCAAGCAAAAGGAGGCTGATGCACTCGAGCCTACTTTTTGGGATAAAGTCCGTCCTTATGCTTTTGGTGTCGCGGGTTTTTGTGTTGGATATATCATACGAGGTAACCGATGACAATAGCAATCTTGACACTTCTGGTTATTATTTTTTATGGGGTGAAAGCCTATCGTGATGTAGGTTTTATTCGCGCAATGGAAAGTACAACGGTTACGAATCCTGTTTTGTACAAAAAGAATATCGGTGTATGGCATGTTGCCGACATTTTTGAAAAAGCTATCGTGCATGTTGTTATGATTGTCGCGGTATACCCGGGCATCACGGTAAAGGGTCTATGCTTTGCCTTCGTGTATCTTGGTGTATCACGTTGGTTGTGGAATGACTTCTTTATAGATTTTTTTCGTGGAAGGGATTTCGATGCACTCCCTTCAGTAGACGGGAATTGGGATATAACTGATTGGACAATTGTTCAGCTTGAACGCCTTCACATTCCCCCGGTGGTTGTAAAGCTTCTCTTGTGTGGCATTACTGGATATATCTTTTACGGGTACTCACATGTGTAAGCTGCTTATTGTTGAAGACAACCCAGAACATGTTTGGATTACCAAGAAGATTCTGTTGAAAGTCCTGAAAGATAGCGAAATTATTGTTGCTGCTGGTTTCGATGATGCTGTTGATAAAATAGGTATCGAAAATCCAAATCTTTTTCTCGTGGATATAAATTTGGGTGCCGGGCATACAGGTCTTGATCTTATCCGTGTTATCCAAGAAAACGTTAAAGACCGAAATATCGCGGTAATGACTGCCAGCACGAATAATGAATTGCTAATAAAGCTTATTGATATGGGCATTGATAAATTCTTTCTGAAGCCCTATAATCGGGATGAGCTTGTTAGCTATTACTCGATAAAAAAAGAGCAAATAAATGCAACGAGGGCTCTGAATAAGTTCGCCGAAATGCTACAATACCAGGTTGTCTCGGAAAAGATACCCATGGGTGTGACTATTGTTGATATTGAAGGCAACATCGTGTATGTCAATGAGCAAATGGAAAGACAAACCGGATACACGAAAGAAGAACTATTGGGGGCGCATACAAGGATTTTCAAATCGGGTTTGCATGAGGATACTTTTTACACTAATCTCTGGGAGACTGTTCTTAATGGTCGCACATGGAAAAATGAAATTTGCAACAAGAGAAAGGATGGCTCCCTGTATTGGGAGGAACTAACCGCGGTTCCTTATTCAGAAGAAGGCAAAGTAACCCATATTATTGCCTATAAATCGGACATCACGAAGCAGCGGGAAATGGGCATCGAGCTGAAAAGCATCATCGAGGCCAACAAATCGCTCATCTTTATTTTGGATAATGACTTAAAGTACTTGAAATGCTACCCGGAGCAATCCGAGAATTTCTTCGCGGCGCCCTCAGAATTCTTGGGGCAACATGTAGGTGCCACGATACTTGATGATGAGACACGGGACACGTTTATAGCCAATTTTACTTTCGTGAGCCAAAACAGGCGGAAAAGAATTTTCCAGTATAAAGTAGAAAACGAAATCTGGGAATGTGTAGTGTCCCCTTTCAACGGGACAAAGATTATAGCTATCATGCAGGATGTAACGGAAAGGGAAGAATACTATAGCAGGGCTAAAAGCATCGAGGCAATAACAAATAGTTCAAAGGAACTCCGAAGTGTTTTGAATAATTTTTTAGAAATGAGCACGAAGCATGTCGAAACAACCCGTGGCAATTACTGATAAGAACGACATTCTTGAACTCAAGGTTGTCATGGAGCAACAGGCGGAGTTCATCAGGGTACTAACAAAGGTTCTCGAAACTTTAACACAAATAAATGATACCACTCGAAAGACGAATGAGTACTTCACCGGTAAAGAGGGCATACAAAAGGATTTATTGATCACGGTTGATTCTGTTAAAGTCGACAATGAGAAGCAGGGAGATTCTGTTGTATGGCGTATCGTAGGTGTGACTTCTCTCGTGGCTATTATTTTTGCCACAATATCGTCTATATTCGCGAACTCGCAAAGAAATGAACTCACGAATGAGGTGAAGGCTTTGCGAGAAGAAGTAAGGGCACAAATACATGTTGAGAACGGAAAAGCTAAAAGCGCCGAAATAGGCGAACAACAAAAATAGAGGATAATTGTAATAGAAGAACAACGCGATGTACCAAGTACTTTCAGGGTCATCATTCAGGATTTACTGGTGATGCCCTTAAACAAGTAAATTTGACCATTGATAATCAATAAAGTATAAAGGCAACAAAATGGCACTCAAAAATATAAAAAACGCAACAGTAAAAACAGGCGAAGATTTCATATACGTGGGTCTTGGTGAGGACCTCCTTTGTGGTATCGTACTCTTGACAGGCACCGCTTCTGCCGGAGTTACAATATCCGCTTCAACAGATGGCACTGATGCCTACCCCATGAATAGTACTACCGGGGCTTTAGTCCTCCCGGCATTGACAGTAAATCAGTACTATGTAATCGACCCCGCGAACTTTGAAGGTGTCAGTACTGTGAAACTATCTGGATTCTCTTCTGGCGCGACAATGAAATTATTCACCAAAACTGTACGTACAGTAAGATAATCGGGCTATCAAGGTAT